ACGTGGAATCAAATAGACTACCCTAAAGAACTTGAAAAAATAAAAAGTGTATTTGAGTGGAACCAAATGCCTGAATACTTTAAAGAAAAATATTATGACTATATTGACGAAGAGTTTAAACGCCGTGACCAGGGGTTTTCATTCGTTAACAAAGGCAATCCTACTTATATTACTGGCACTCATTACATGTACTTGCAGTGGAGTAAAATTGATGTTGGCGCAGCCGATTTCAGAGAGTCAAATAGGCTTTTCTTTATATTCTGGGAAGCGTGCAAAGCTGACCCGCGTTGCTACGGAATGTGCTATCTTAAGAACAGACGATCTGGATTTTCATTCATGGCATCGGGAGAAACTGTTAACATGGCTACAATATCATCCGACTCACGGTTCGGTATATTGTCCAAGTCCGGGGCTGACGCTAAAAAAATGTTCACCGATAAGGTTGTACCGATATCCGTCAACTACCCATTCTTTTTCAAACCCATACAAGACGGTATGGACCGCCCAAAAACAGAGCTCGCCTACAGAGTACCAGCGTCGAAGCTTACCAGAAGAAAACTTGATCAAGGTGAAAAGCCGGAGGAGCTCGAAGGGCTCGATACAACAATCGACTGGAAGAACACGGGGGACAACTCGTATGACGGTGAAAAGCTCAAACTCCTCGTACACGACGAATCGGGCAAATGGGAGAGGCCGGACAACATTTTAAATAACTGGCGAGTTACAAAAACAACACTTAGATTAGGGTCTAGAATTGTAGGTAAGTGTATGATGGGCTCGACTTCAAATGCATTAGACAAAGGTGGAGCAAATTTCAAAAAGTTATACGAGAATTCAAACGTTACTAAACGAAACCGCAATGGACAGACTAGCTCGGGACTATATTCTTTGTTTATACCTATGGAGTGGAACTACGAAGGATTCATTGATACTTATGGAAACCCTGTCTTCGATACACCAGAAGAACCAGTTGAAGGGCCATATGGAGAGCTTATTGACCAAGGGGTAATTGAGCATTGGCAAAATGAAGTTGATGGTCTTAAAAATGACCAGGACGGCTTAAACGAATATTACAGACAATTTCCAAGAACAGAGCAGCACGCTTTTAGAGATGAAGCAAAAGAGTCTTTATTCAATCTGACTAAGATCTACGAACAGATAGATTATAACGAGGAGGTTCAAAATGGCATGCAGGTTACACAAGGCAATTTTCAATGGGAAGGTGGAGAACAAGATAGCAATGTAATATTTGCGCCAAATACTAATGGAAGATTTAAAGTATCTTGGGTGCCTCCTAAAAAATTACAAAACTGTGTAATAGTAAAGAATGGTGTGAAATACCCAGGTAATGAGCACATTGGTGCTTTCGGTTGTGACTCATATGATATATCAGGAACAGTTGACAAAAGAGGATCAAAGGGTTCTTTGCATGGTTTAACAAAATTCAGCATGGAAGATGCGCCGCCTAATATGTTTTTTTTAGAATATATTGCACGGCCTCAAACAGCTGAAATATTTTTTGAAGATGTACTTATGGCGTTAGCGTTTTACGGAATGCCGCTATTATGCGAAAATAATAAACCTCGACTATTATATTATTTAAAAAGAAGAGGCTATAGAGGGTTCTCAATGAACCGACCAGATAAGCTTTGGAATAAGCTTTCTGTTACAGAAAAAGATATAGGCGGTATACCAAACTCGTCTGAAGACATTAAGCAAGCGCACGCTGCAGCAATAGAAAGTTATATAGAAAATTATGTTGGCCAAGTTACCGAAGGTGCATATGGTGATACCTATTTTCAAAAAACACTAGAAGACTGGGCTGGATTTAATATAAACAATAGAACAAAATTTGATGCAACAATTAGTTCTGGGTTAGCTATTATGGCTTGCAATAAAAACAGGTATAGACCATCTGCTGAAAAAGCAATTAAGTCTGTGCCACTAAGTTTTAAAAAATATAACAATAAAGGATATAGTTCAAAAATAATATAATAAATGGTTAATACTAATTACAACAGCTCGTTTCCCGATCAGGTGGTACCTAATGAGGAAAAGCAGTCATTGGATTATGGTTTGCAGGTAGCGAGAGCTATTGAAAACGAGTGGTTTAGAAATAACCGTGGTGGAGATCGCTTCACTTCTAATTTTCAGGAGTATCATAGGAGAAGATTATACGCTAGAGGCGAACAGTCTATTCAAAAGTATAAAGATGAATTATCTATTAATGGTGACTTATCTTATTTAAATTTAGATTGGAAGCCTATACCTATTATTCCTAAATTTGTAGATATTGTTGTTAATGGAATGTCACAGCGTGGTTTAGAAATAAAAGCATATGCACAAGATCCTATAGCAAAACAGAAAAAAACTAGATATGCTGAAAAAGTTATGTCAGATATGTTTAACAGACAATCATTGACCCAACTTACTCAAGAAACAGGCATTAACTTTTTTTCGGTACCAGATCCAGAAAACTTACCAAAAGATCAAGATGAATTTGAAGTATATATGCAGCTCAACTATAAAGAAGCTGTTGAAATAGCTTTAGAAGAGCTTATAAATAATTCTTTAGATAAAAACAAATACGACGAAGTTAGAAAAAGATTTATTTATGATTTAGTCGTATGTGGAATTGGTGCTGCTAAAACAGAATATAACAGAGCAGGAGGCTTACGGGTTAAGTATGTAGACCCTGCTAATCTTGTTTATTCATATACGGAAGACCCTAACTTCGATGATTTATATTATATAGGTGAAGTAAAACAAATTTCATTAAGTGAAATTGCAAAATTATTCCCACATCTCACTCCACAAGATTTATCTGAAATACAAAAATACCCAGGCAATAATGATTATATAAGAAATTATTATGGCCAAAACGATAATAACACTATAAGTGTTATGTTTTTTGAATATAAAACTTTTGAAAAGCAAGTATTTAAAATTAAAGAAACAGAACAAGGTTTACAAAAAGCTTTAGAAAAGCCAGATACTTTTAATCCACCGGAAAACGATAACTTTGAAAGAGTAGAAAGAACCATTGAAGTGCTTTATACGGGTGCTAAAATATTGGGTCATGAAAAAATGCTTTCATGGAGAATGGCAGAAAATATGACCAGGCCGTTTGCGGATTCTCCTAAGGTGGAAATGAATTATAGTGTAGTAGCGCCTAGAATGTATAAAGGCAAGATTGAATCTTTAGTAAGTCGGATAACAGGGTTTGCTGATATGATTCAGCTAACGCATTTAAAATTACAGCAAGTAATGTCGCGTATGGTACCAGATGGTGTTTACGTTGATGTTGACGGGTTAGCTGAAGTAGATTTGGGTAACGGTACAAACTATAATCCAGCGGAGGCATTAAACATGTATTTCCAAACTGGTAGCATAGTTGGTAGATCGTTCACGCAAGACGGGGATATGAATCCCGGTAAAGTTCCTATTCAAGAATTACAAACTTCTTCTGGGCAAGGTAAAATTTCTTCTCTTATTAGCACATATCAATATTATTTACAAATGATACGTGATGTAACGGGACTAAATGAAGCTCGCGATGGTAGCCAGCCAGATAAAAACGCGCTAGTAGGTTTGCAGAAACTTGCGGCTGCTAATTCAAATACGTCAACAAGACATATATCACAAGCTGCTTCTTATATTACACTTAGGTTATGCGAGAATATTGCATTAAAAGCAAAAGACATATTTGAGTTCGCATTAACTGAAGAAAGCTTAGAGCAAAGTATAAATGACTTTAACGTACAAACGCTGAAAGAAATTTCTAATTTGCATATGCACGACTTTGGAATTTATTTAGAGCTTGAACCAGACGCGGAAGAAAAGCAATCGCTAGAAAGCAATATCCAGGCTGCGCTACAGTCTGGGTCTATATATTTAGACGATGCTATTGAAATTCGCAATATAAACAATATTAATTTAGCAAATAAGTATTTGCGAATTAAAAGACAAAAGAAGCAAGAAGCGGATCAACAAGCTCAGCAAGCAAATATACAGGCGCAGGGCCAAGCTAATGCGCAAGCTTCTGAAGCAGCTGCTTTAGCTGAAGTGCAAAAACAACAGGCTCTTACAGAGACTAAGTTGCAGCTAGAACAGGGTAAGTCTCAGTTTGAAATACAAAAGCTTGAAAGAGAAGCAGAAATCAAAATGCGCTTAATGGAAGTTGAATTCCAATTCAACAAACAGCTAGCCGAGGCACAGTCTGAAGCCTTAAGAAATAAAGACTCCTATAAAGAAGATAGGAAAGATGAGCGCACTAAAATACAAGCATCGCAGCAATCAGAATTGATTGATCAACGAAAAAATGACACACTGCCAAAAAACTTTGAATCCGCTGGATTTGATGTGCTAGGTGGGTTTGACTTGGGTCAATTTGATCCTAAGTAATTTTTATTAATTTTATAATATTTTATCATGACAGAAACAGTCAAGCAAGAGGGGGAATTTAAAGTTAAACCTCGAAAAATGAAAAAGCTTTCTGATACACCTAAAACTATTAAAGTAGATTTATCAGAAAAACCGGAAAAAACACAGGAAACAGGTGATACCATTAAGGTAGATCTTACTGAAAAAAAAGAAGACGATGCCGTTCAAGTCAACTCAACAGATGAGAGCAATGCTCCTGTCGAAGAATCCAAAGACTCGCCAAGTAGCGAAGAAGTGGTTGAAGAAGTACGGGTCACCGAAGAAGAACCTGTAATACAAGAAATAACAGAAGAAGAGGTTCAAAAGCAAACTGAAACTCTGCAAGAGCAAGTTGAGGATGCAGTGCAGGGGTCGCAAGACACCGCTGAACCACTACCGGAAAACATTCAAAAAGTTGTAGACTTTATGGGTGAAACCGGAGGCACATTAGAAGATTATGTAAGATTAAATGCAGATTATTCTGATGTAGATAACAATACACTTTTGCGAGAATACTATCGCCAAAGCAAACCTCATCTGGATTCAGAAGATGTAAGTATACTTTTAGAGGACTTTACATGGGATGAAGACATAGATGATCAGAAAGATATACGTAAGAAAAAAATTGCGTATAAAGAAGAAGTTGCGAAAGCTAAAGGTTTTTTAGAAGGGCTGAAAGATAAATATTACGACGAAATCAAGTTGAGACCCGGCGTAACTCAGCAACAAAAAGAAGCAGTTGACTTTTTCAATCGATACAATGAAGAACAGCAAACTATAGAGCAGCGAACTAACGATTTTCAAGGACGTACAAAAAATTATTTCAACGACGATTTCAAAGGTTTTGATTTTAAACTCGGTGAAAAACAATTTAGGTACGGACTAAAAGATAATTCTTCAGTCGCAAATCAACAATCAGATATAAGTAACTTTATCAAGAAGTTCTTGAATGACAAAGGTGAAGTGTCAGATTTAAGTGGATACCATAAAGCTTTATACGTAGCTAACAATCCTGACCGTATTATAAACCATTTTTATGAACAGGGTCGTGCTGACGCAGTTCGTGATTTAACAGCTAAATCAAAAAATATTAGCAATGAGCCACGATCAACGCAAAGCGGCGATGTGTTTGTTAATGGCTATAGGGTCAAATCTGTTAGCGGTGCAGATTCTTCAAGACTTAAAATTAAAACAAAACGTTAAAACTTAAAATTTATAAAAAATGGCATTATCACCTTTGTACGGCTCGTTGATCCCAACGGCCGCAAAACAAACCGGCACTTCAAACTATCTTGATTTTACAAGTGGTGCTGGTAATGACTTTTCTCAACAATATCTACCTGAAATTTATGAAGCTGAAGTAGAGCGATACGGAAACCGTACGCTTTCTGGATTTCTTCAAATGGTAGGTGCTGAGATGCCGATGAGTTCTGATCAAGTAATTTGGTCTGAGCAAAATCGTTTACACATTTCGTATAACGCATGTACAATTGCAGCCGCTGATGACGCTACTGTAACTGTTGGAGACAACGCCACTGGAGGATCTAGTATCGTTGGAGGTGCTGGAAAACATCATGCGATTCGTAAGAATGCATTGATCGTTGTTCTTGATCCTGACACGGGTACTGAGCAAAAAGCTTTTGTAAGTGCTGTTACAGGTACTACCGTTGAAGCTCACCCGTTTGGGTCAGCAACATGGACAGCTGCTCTCGTCGCTGCAGATGCTTTAAAAGTATTTGTATTTGGTTCTGAATTTGGAAAAGGAACTTCTGGAATGGAAGGTTCAGTAGAGCCTGAGTTTACTCAGTT